CTATCGTACCACAGTCCAGTTTTTGGACTGTGCTATACTTACATCACATTCAGACGCTCCACCTGCACCTGTAATAGTGATAGTTTGTGGTTCTTGACCCGTTAGGTCTGCCAAGCAATAACCAAAAATTCTGTTTAATTCTTCAGCTGTAAATGCTGTACAGTTCGAGAAACTAATTGACTTATTGATACTACCTTTAACAATATTGACTTTTTTTAATGATTTACAATTATTAAATGCGTTAGTATTATTTGTTGATTTTGAAAAATCTAATTCTTGCATTTTCCACATTTTTTCACAGCCAGAAAATAATGATGTGGCATTTGTTGTTGTACCCCAAATTGGTGATATTAGTAATTTAGAACAATTAGTAAATGCATTAGCACAGTTACAATCAGTAACTTTAAAAGGTGTAACATCTTCCAACATTTTACTATTGTAGGCAAACCATGATATATTGTTAACATTAGAAACAGAACCATTTTTAAAATCAACAGATTTAATATTAGATTGACCGATATAATCTTGTAAATTTGTCTTGTTCTTGATGTCTATTTCAGGTACAGAGACAATTCTAACATTACCCTTATAATTTATTACAACATTACATTCGTCATTTATAGTGCCAAAATCAACATAATATAAATTTGAACCGTTTACACTGAGTTCCGTACAATTTTCTAAATTTAATTTAAGAAATTCTGTGTTGTTAGTATAAAAACTACGTACGTCTGTCACTAAATTTGTTTCAGGAATTATTACATTTCTAACGGTATTAGTTTCTAAAAAATATCGTAGAGATGTAAACATTATTTTTCCATACAATTCAAAACTGATTAGTTTTGTGTATCTTAACGACTTCCAAGTAAAATTATTTACAGTTACTAAATACGATATAATTTCATTTATATTTATGATGTAATCAGGGTGGTCTGCGTCATCGCTATTTAATGTTACGTTTGTAATTGTTCCTTTTTCAGCCTGTACTATAATTAACGCCTGTCTATTACCAGTTGTATTATCAAAATACGTTTCCGCTACATTGTTAACAGTAAATTCAAACTTGGCTATCTCGTTAGCTTGAAATGATTGTGTTGTGTTTTCGGTATCGCCCCACGAAACTGTAAAATGTGTGTTGACTGTAAATGCATAAAAACTACCTTCGTCAGGTACAGACATTACCATGAATATTTCATCTTTTGCAGTATCGTGTTCGGGTAATGGTATCCATGTAGACGGTCTTTTCCATGCAAATAATGAATAATCTACACTCTCACCGCCGCCAGTAATACCACTTATTTCACCCGCCATTTCTGACGGCAGTAATAAATCAGTTTTGCCTGTTTTCCCTCGAATAGCTTCAGCAATATCTTTGTAATTTTTATAATCAGTAGTTACTATTCCCATTAATAACCCACCTCATCTCCATTGGGTATCGCATTAAGAACATCTTGCACAATTTCCTGTTTATCGGTTTCAGTAAAATAATCAGTGCCTTTAACAGGTGTTTTCCCCTTTAAACCTGTAAAATTAAACTGAAAACTACGGGCCAATTCTGTTCCACCTACTACAACATTAACTGCCGGTGTTCCTGTTGTATCGTCAACAGTCGCTGTTGCACCTGTGATTGTTGCACTCTGACCTGTTGGTCCTGTTGGTCCCGTTGCTCCCGTTTCACCCTGTGGTCCGGTGTCTCCCTGTGGTCCCATAGGTCCTTGTTCGCCCTGCGGTCCGGTTGGTCCCACTTCTCCTTGCGGTCCTTGAGAACCTTGCGGACCTTGCAGACCCTGAGGACCTCTTTGACCAGTTGGTCCCTGTGGTCCGACAGGTCCACTAATATTTACAGGTTCTGGATTAGGCAATCCACTATTATTGCTCCAGGATAATACTCCCGTAGCAGATACATTAGGATAGAACACGCCTTTTGATGGATTAGCGGCAAAGTAATCTGCTAAACTCTGTTCAATCTGTTCTGGGAACTCAACCTCAACAACAGTATTAATTCTATCCATTATCTGCTCATATACTCCTGGAGCTTCTATCTCCCCCATGCTTTTGGGTTTAATGGACTCATTAAGTCGTATAGTGGCTTTATTTGTGTATATAACAGTATCATCAGATTTTACAATCCCAACACCTACGTTATAGCTGCCCTTTTTTAGCATAGGCAAATAACATTTATTAGTATCAGTTAGAATTATTGGATAGTTGCCGACATATACAGTCTTCTCACCTTCGTTCCACTCATCTGTTAAAAAATTAAAATGAAGTGTTATGTAATTATTGCTATCTGCCACTAACAGTTGTTGATTAGTGGCAATAATAGAGGCTCCGGACACATCAAAATATAGGTCCATAATTTAACACCTCCGTATCCTAAAAATGATTAAAGCATTTTATATGCTTCTGCTAATTTGATTAAAACAGGAGTATTACAAGGAATTGTCTTATATCCTCTACTGTCTTTTGTATCTCCATACTGAACTACAAGACCATTATCTTTTACACCATGAATAATAATGCTATCGCCTTCATACTGTGGGTATCCGTTAGCCACTTCAATTTCATGTTCATCAACTTCAATAGCTTTTCCATCGCCATATTCAAGGGCAAATTTTGCTCCATCAGTTCCATGCATAACATTATCATCTGTTTTATATAAATAATTCTTTTTGCTGTCTTTTGATGTATACTCTTTTCCTGCTTCTTTATAAATAATTCTCATAAATAATCTCTCCTTTTCAATTAATTAAAATCTATAGTCTGCCAGACATACCTCATCAATGTATAAATCTAATTTTTTAGTCATTTCTTTATTAAATCTTATTACCATCTAAATCATACCCTCTTTTGGCAAGAAGGTTTATAACTTCAGCTCTGTAGGTAACAGGAACAAGTGTTATATCTTTGTTTGTATCATCACAAGTTCGCTTTTTATTTATAACAAGATTAAAATACAGCTCTAACATTAAATATTACCTCCTAACTCCAATATAGCTTCATAAAGTGTTGCTTGTACTTCCATGTCGTTTAATCTATTTTCTAAATTTTGCTCGTACTGGTCGGCTTGTGCTGTCATAATAATAAGTTGTTGTTCTTGTATAATATCAAGTTGTGTCGGTTCAAGTTCAGTAATTCCAGGCTTTTCAAACTCATATCGTATTGTATTATTCTCGTCAAGATACATTACTGTCTGATAGCCTTCTTTGGATTGTGTGTAGTCTATTTCTTCATCAATCCATATACAGTAATTTTTTTGTAAATATTTTTGACTTTCAGATTTCGAAATTATGGTGTTATAGGCTGTTATTTTTCCGTTTTCGTTAATATAAACTAGCATTATTCTGTCACCTTGTCATAACAAATTGAAATATCCTCTATAATTACATAGCCATTTTTGGCTGTATTATTAAAAGATATTCTTAAAATTAAACTAGGAATATAATTTTTTATTGAAAATAGTGTAAAATCCGAAAAACCACTAACTTCTTCAGTTGTTGTTGCTTTTATACTTTTTCCACCTAAGGATATTCCAGGCTCGTCTCTATCTGTACTATCTGTAATTGTTCCAGTAGGTTGATTTGAATAAATACCAACAAAAGAATGTTTATTAGTACTGTTTACAAAACCAACATCATAAAAATTAAAAACACATTGATTATATGTTTCGTGAGCTTCTTCAAATTTTAATTTATATTTTATTCTTATTTTAAAAGAGCCACTTTTTAATGGTTGAGAAAATAGGTCAAAATATATTTTCTTATAAGTTCCTAGTCCTGTTATATGTGTAATTTTTAAATTTTGATTTTCAATTATTTTAAATTTAATATTATCACTAGAAATTGAATAATATTTTTTAAATCCGTTATTGATTTTCCCAAAAACCGTATCTGTCCTACTGTCTTCACTCGTCCCAATTTTACTATCAATACCATTTACAGTATTAACAACATTAGCTGTTGAATTTTCCTCCATATACTCAACAAGCCAGTCCCAAACCTGAAACATAGTATTTAAGTTTAACTCTTGAGCCTTTTCCCCTGGTGTTCCTATTTTTTCAACCATTTCTGTCATAAGTGCATAGGCTTCATATAAATTTTGATAGAGAACAACCAAAGCACCGTATTCGTTACTACTTTCAACAGTATTATCAGACATAAGACTTTTAACAACGTGAATTGTAAAAGGCAAAGTTGAAAGAATTTCAGTATTATCCTTAAAAATAACTATCTCAACAGACAAATCCTGTGCAAGGGCAAGAGCCTGTGTTGTAAGTTCAAATTGACATCTGCCTTTTTTAGAGTCTGTTATAACTCCCTCATTGTAAAACTCTTTACCGTCTGCCTTTCTTCCATATATTCTTACCTCATGCCCTGTAAGGTCTAAAATAACACCATTGTCAACAAGAATAACATCAAGATATCTGCTTTTAGTGTCATTTTGTTTTGCTGTAATAATATCGTTGAATTTCCTTTTAACATCAATAGTAACTTTGTTGTAAACCTGCAAATCAAATCCACCTCCATTCAGGCTCTATTTCAATTTTTGAAACATTTCTACTAAATGAAATACTGTTAAAACCTATATTAAACACAGGAAAATCCCTACTTTTATACTTATTATTTTGGCTGTTTAATTCCACACTATCTTTGTATACTTCCATATTTGAACTATCTATTGTGATATAGTCCTCTATACCTTCCAAAACATACTCATTATCATTTACAAAAAGTGTAATATCACCGCTACCATATACAGTTATAACAGGCTCACTTTTTTCTGTACCTTTGTTATATATTTCCGTATCTTCTGTAATTACTAAAAAGTCATCAGTCTTATTTACACTGTACTTTAAAGGGTACACATCAAACTGTATTAGAAAATCATTTATATTTAAAAGAATATTGTTTATAGGTATCTGATTTTTAATAAATGCCCTATAAACAAAATCTTTTTCACTGGAGAATATAACTTCACCATAACCATTAAGCCAAGCATAAACCTCATTTATACGGTTTTTATCAAGTAATATACATTCAATTTCCTTTGTATAATTTTCATAAACTCCCGTATCCTCATGTAATACACCGTTTCGCCCTTCAATTTTAATTTCTTTGACACGTTTTTCAGGTTTTATAATAGGTGGTGCTTTCAGCATTACAACTCCCATATCAAGAGAATTTATACCATTAAAAACAAAATACTGATATTGCATTATGCACCTCCTGTGGCTTTGTCTTTAGACTTTCTTATAAATTCAACTTCTCTTAAAAAGTCTTTTATGCTTCTGTCGTTACTGTTTTCTACTTTATCAATATAAATATTAATATCACCTTGTTTAATGTTTTCTGTTTTTGAATTATAACGGTCAGCTTCTGGCTGTGTTAAAACTCTTTCGCCTTTATGTAAAATAGCTCTGTAACCGTCAAAAGGAACTTCACGAAGCCCTGTTCTATGACTTCCATTATCTTCATCATTTGAAGAACCATAAGCTGATTTTATTATACTTTTTATATTGTCTGCTATATCTCTTGCCTTTAAATATAAACTATCTTCATTATCTTCAAGTCCGTCTATCATAGCAGTTATACTATCAGCTCCAACTTCAAAAGTAGTTTCCTTTATTACACTTAATTCATCATCTAAGTTTTTATTAAAATCTACTGATAATGTTTCCAGTTCTTCTTTATAGAATTTTTCTGCTATTTCTTTGCTTTTTTTCTGTTTTTCGTCCCATAAAGCTATATAATTTTCAAAATCTTCATCAGACATTTTTAAAAGTTTATCAGCATAACCAATAGCGTCATCAATATCCATATCAGCTATTTCAGCCATTAAATCTTCTGAAATATTTTTCTCCTTTAATTTATCCATTGTTTCAGAATATTTATCTAATTTTGATATATAATCCTCAAGATTTTCTATTTTATACTGTATGTTCCCTTCCTCATCTTCTTCCGTATCAAACAAATCAAAGTCAGAAAGGTTTTCACTCATTTTATCTTGCTTATCAATAATATCATCAACAGCGTCTTCATATTCTTGTTTTATATCATCAATAGTAGCTTCATATTCTTTCTTAAAATTTTCAAGATTTTCAATTTGACTTTGAAGTAGCTCTTTTTCCGCTTCTTCTTGTTCCTTGATACGTTCTTCGTTCCACTGTTCCTCTAAGTTAGAAATTTGTTCAAGTATATTTTCTTTTTCCTCTGCTTCTGCTTTAGCTAACTGTTCGTATAAATCTTGTATTTGTTTTTCACGTTCTTTGGCTGTCTTTTCAGCTTGTCGCTTTTGTGCATTTTCCTCAATTTCAGCTATCTTATTATTAAGTGTCTTTGTTTTTTCCATTATAAGATTACCAAGATTTTCAATAGCTTTTAAAGCGTAGCCCTTTCCTTTTTCAACACCTTTAGCTATACCTTGTGGAAGCATAACTCCAACTTCATTCTCCATTCTATGTGACGGAGAACGAATATCAAATACTCCTTTTATTTTGGAAATTACACTTTCTCCTAATCCTCCAACTTTTTCAAGTAGCCAGTCTTTAGCTCCTGTAATACCATTCCACAAACCTTCTACTATGTTTTTTCCTATGTTAAGCATAGTTTCTTTTATATTACTGAATGTATTTGATACACTTGTTTTTATTTCTTCAACTTTAGTTGAAACTGTTGTTTTTATATTATTCCAAACCTCTGAAAGTTTTGTAAATAACTCTTGAGCTTTAGCCTTTACAGTATCCCAATTCATATAAAGGGCAATACCTGCTGAAACAAGAAGTCCTATAAGTGTTGCTATTGCTCCAAAGGGGTTAGCTGTCATAACTGCGTTTAAAAGTCCCTGTGCTGTTGTAACTCCTGTTAAAACTGTTTTAAATGACATAAACAAAGGAACTATTGTACTTATTATCTGAAAGGCAACAAAACCTGCCACAGCTCCACCAAGTACAGGAATTATAATATTAAGATTATCAGTAACAAAATTTACAGCGTTACCAATACCATTAAATACATCATCAGCTACACTTTGTATTGTAGGCATATTTTCATTTACCCAGTTAGCAAACTCATTAAGTTTAGGAAGTAGTTTTTCTCCTATTGGAATTGCAATACCTACTTCAAGTTGTCGCCCTATGCCTGTAAATGCACTTTCTAAGCTATCATATTTAATATTGTTTATTTCTTCCATGGTGGACTTTGTGCGGTCAAACTCTCCATTTGTATTTGTAAGGGCATTTACAGCACTTTGTCCCATATCTTCCCACATAGTACCGAAAAGATTTACACCAACTGTATTTTTTACAACCTCATCATCACAGTTGTTTAATGCTTCCGCTACTTGTCTAAAGGCTTCATTGGCACTCTCTCCGCCTTCGGCAAACTTAACTTGCATTTCATCAGCATTAAATCCAAGTTTTTCAAAGGCTAAAACTGTTGTGTCGCTTCCGTCTTTGGCTTTTATACCAAACTCCTTTAAAGCGTCCCCAAGTTTATCAATATCAAATACACCGCTTTCAGCACCGTTTTTAATCATATTAAACATATCTTCGGCACTAAAGCCTAATTGACTAAAATGTACTGAATACTCATTTATACTGTCCAAAAGATTTCCGTTTTTGTCCAAACCTGCTTGACTTCCCTGTGCTATAAGGTTGAAGGCTTGTTCACTGGTCAATCCAAACTGTTTCATCATCATATCAGCTGTTCTTGTGCTTTCCTGCACTTCAAAGCCGAATGTATCTCTTAATGCAATAGCCTTTTGAGTGGTTTTTTCAAGTTCTTCACCTGTTAGTCCTGTCTGATTTTTAATCTCTGCCATAGCCTGTGCAATATCTTCAAAACTTTCACCAAAATTATTAGCATATATATTTTTAAGACTCTGTTCAAGGCTTTTCATTTCCTCATCTGTTGCACCTGTTTGAGTTTGAAGTGTATTATAAGACTGTTTAAGCTCATCAGCTTTTTTAACACAATCTGCAATAGTATCAACTGTTTTCTTTATAGTTGCACCAATAGCAAAGGCTTTTGCAAGATTTGAAAGACTTGTTTTTAAATTTGTGTTTGAAGTTTCAGCCTGATTTGCTTCATTTCTGAATGTTTGTAAATCTCTTATGCCCTGTGTTCCATTTACAACAATATCTGTAAAAAGAGAACCAAGGTTCACTCCTGCACCTATAAGCTATCACCTCCAAACTTTTTCCTGAGAGCTTTTCTGTCAGGTTCTGTCTGCTGTAATAAATAACACTCTTGAAGGTACTCTCTGCCCTCTTTTGACTGTGACATTTTATATATATAAGCGTCACGTAAAAGGACTTTATATGTATAACAATCCAGTTCTAAAACTTCATTAAAATTAAGTCCTGTATAGTCTGATATATACTTTAATTCATCTGTTTCAGCGTAAAAATATTGTTCTTCTGTTGGTTCATTTTGTGGAATATGGGGGAAAATCACTCCCCCATAATATCAAAGCTATATTGTAAATAGTCCTTTAATATATAAAGGGCTGTTGTAGGTTCTTCAATCATATTTTCAATTTTTGTTTTTGAAAAATGCATTTTATTTATATTTCTATTGAAAATATCAGTAAGTAGGCTGTAAAGCTCATTAAAGGCTTCATCATCTGTTTTTGTATCAGCCTTTGTCATTTCCATTAAATTTATCATCATAGCCCTTGTAGGTGGTTTTATTCTCAAAACCTTGCCATTTGTAAGTTTTATGCTGTAATGCTTATTCTTAAGCTGTCCTAAATCTATCAAATATAACACTCCTTATGCTTCTAATGCTGTTATTGAGTTGTCCTTCTCTTTATAAATAATTAAAGTTCCTTCATCATCATGGGGCTGTCCTTTAAACTCTGCATTTATAACGGTTTCTTTATCTTTTGCAAAAGCAAGCTCAAAACCTGCTTCATTAGAGCCTACAATGGTAACTCTTATATCTCCGTCAACTTTATCTTCATGTACAAAATGAATTACATATTTTTTACCGTTATAATTACCTGCACCACCTATTTTTACAGTTCTTGTTTTCTGTTGTGCTTCCTCTGTGGCTCTTGCTGTACTACATAATTTTTCTAAAGTATTACCGTTCCAAGTCATAATACCGCTTTTAAGCACTGCTTCCTCTGCTGTTATAAGTTTCTTTGAAACAATGCCCAAATCATCTTTAGCTTCATAGAATGTTGGTGTATACGTAAGAGTTGCTCCACCCTGTATAAGTCCCAAGAGCTTTTCTTCTGTTTCAATAGCTGTATCTTCTGGAATTGTTTCTGTAAATTCATCAATGTATAATTTTCCGCTACCAAGTACAATTCTTTCACCCATTTTTATAAATTCACCTCTTTATTTTTAACACTTAATATAAAATATCCTTTAAAGTGATGTGTTTCTGTTCCATAGTTGTATATATTTCCTCCCCCTGATTGAACTACCGACAAAATATTATCAGTCAAAGGCTTATCACCCTTTGTGAGTATTACTTTTTTAACATCATCAAGTATATTCATAGCCTTTACAAAGTCCTTTGATATGGCTGTAATTTCAAGCCTGTATTCTTCCTTTACAGTATCCGCCCTTTGTGGAATTATTGTATATACAACAGTGTCTAAATCATCAATACAAGCACCATAATAATTTACTGAATAGCCTGTACTATTTAATATTTTTGAAATATCCTCTGTTACTTTTTTAATCATTAGTCAAAATCCCTTCAAAATTTTCAAGTATAAAATCTCTGTTTTCTTCTATAGCTTCCCTTAAAAATTGTTTAGGGTGCATACCTTTTGTGCTATGCCACTTACCTTTTCTATCTTGATATGTCCAAGGTACTTCCTTTCGTCCATTTCCTTCTATGGCATAAAGTCCAGTACCTTCATGTACATAAATAGCAATTTCATTATTTGAGCCTACACGACCTGTAAAAACACCGTTTTCATATGTAACTGTATGGTCAATACTTTCTCTTATGTGACCTCTTTCCCCACTTCCGTCACCTATGGGACACTTTTCCTGTGCTTCTTGAACAAGAGTTATGCAAACATCATCAAGAGCCTGTATAATTCTTTCAGGAAGTATATTTTCAATTAAATTATCAATATTTACTGTGATACTGTCATTTGTCAAACTATCATCTCCAGTTCAAGTTGAGTGTATCGTGTTAATTGGTTTATGTTATTTATAAAAAATTCATCGTCCGCAACTAATTTATAATTTTTATGTAAGTTAAAACCCTTATAATTAGTAAGTCCTCTGTATATGTGTTGTAAATACACTAAATCACCATTTAAAGCTGTAACATTTGAATAATTAACAGCAACCTGAATATCATCTACATAAACCCAACTTTCATTTTTTATTCCAAACTGGTCTTTTTCAAAATTCTTTTCGTATAACTCAAAAGTTTTCATCTGTCTGTTTATCACAATATCCCCCACTTTTTATTTTTGCTGTATTTAATAGAATTAAGCTGTTTTAATATATAGTGTGGGTATTCATCAATATAACTTTCAGACACTCCACTATAACTTTGTGAAGAAAGTCCCTCTGTACCAAATCTATTAAGTTTTACAACTGCCATATCAACAAGAACATTTATCATGCTTTGATTGTTTTCATCAAAAGTGATATTTGTATAATCAGATATTTCAATTATTGTTTTATCAATAATAAGGCTGATTAAAGCCTCATTTGTATTTCCTGATAACAATTTTATCTGTTCTAAAATTTCCATTAATCAGCCCTCCTAAATTAATTAATTATCCAGCCTGTTTTGTAAGTTTAACTGAATATGTGTCATCAACAAGAGCCATAACTCCATAACGGTCATAAACAACTGTATTATCTTTGGTTTCAACATCTCTATCCTGCTCAACAGAGCCTTCTTTTTTTACAAAAAGTCTTACAGCGTCCTTTTTTGTTATATATGCTGTTTCTGCTGGTACAAGTTTACTGAATAATACAGGTAAACCACATATTGTGCCAAACTGCCCAGTATAAAGAATTTCTCCTTGTTTACTTGATATAAAATCAGTATCTTTTCTTATTAATGCTCTTAAATCATTACCCATAATAACAAACATATCTTCTTCAACCTCTTTGTTAAGGTCTGCCAAAGCGTCAACAACTGCTGAATAGCCAAAAGCTGTATACTGATAATTATTTGATATTTTAGCTACTTCCTCCATATATTCAGTTTTAATTTCATTTGACATTAATGTTGATGCACCATTTGTAAGAACATCTAAAAGATAAGGGTCTTTCATAATATCCATATCGTTATAAACAAAGGTTTGCTGGTATCTGTTTACTTCATATTCTTTTGGTTCGAATGTTACTCCACCTTTTGTTGTATTTTTTGCACCTTTAGCAAGTTTTTCAACTTTACCTGTGTATGTATACTTATTTATAACCTTTTTCATACCTGCTGTTTCTGCAAGGCTATAATCAGTAGTAAAAAGGCTTCTAACGTCAAGTTTTGTATTGACCAAATCAGTCATTTTATTTTCAATTACAATATTGTCATATCCTGTTATTGCCATTTAAAAATTCACCTCATTTTTTTATAAGTTCCATATATAATTCTTTATTATTTTTAAAAATTTCGTTCTGCTCTGATACAGACATTTTTTTAAACTGTTCTTTTGTAATAGTTCCATAGTCTGTGCTACCCTCAGAACCTTTTATTTTCCCACCAATATTTTTTAATCTTTTATCAACTTCATTTTTAACTGCTTTTTTAAAGAGTTTTTCAAGGCTGTTTATTTTCTCAAGACATTCTTCCTCGTCATCACTTGTCACAATGAAATCTGCAAAACCTGCGTCAAGTCCTCTTGAATTTAAAACCTTGCTTATTTCAGCTTTTGTATTAGCTAACTTATATTTTGAAAGTTCCTCTTGTAAGTCTTGTATAGCTTGACTTGTTTCAGCCTGTCTTCTCTGCTCTGCGTCAAGTCCTTCAAGTCCTTTTTTCTTTTTATCTTTTTCAATGCCTTTTAAGGCTTCTGCTATAAGTTTTGTTACATCTTCTTTAGTAAGACCCTTTTGTCCTTCTTCGGGGTCTGCTGGGTCTGTTACTGTTGGGTCTGTCGGGTCTGTTATTGTTGGGTCTATATCATTATCCATTTTCAATACCTCTTTTCTTCATCTCAAGTTTTGTTAATATTCTTATTCCACATCTACAACGTGGGTGATGTATAGGTTCAAGGTCCTCAAGGGGGATAGGATTTTTCTTTGTTTCCTCTGCCAGTCTTGCACACAAATCACAATGTTTGTCATCATCTATATAAGCATAGTAGCCTAGTTTATAGCCTTTCTCTTTACCTTGATTAATTCGCCCTTGATTTATGGTTCTCATAATTTCAGTTCTTGCCAGTCTGTCGGCTTCATTGTATGCTACACCGTGTCTTGCCATAAGAGTTGCTATAACTCTGTCCATTGTGGTTCTGCCTGCCACAGCAGATGAAATTTCTCTTTGAAGTGTATTTATAAATTTTCTTCTATTTCTTTGTATACGTGTTTTAAAGTTTGCACCTTTAAAATTTGCATTTATAACTTCAAGCATTTTTTCATCATTGGTTAAATTCCAAACAACAGCACCTTCCATATTTGAAGGCTTTCCAAGTACTGAAATATAAGTATCTTCAAGTATTTTTGTTATAAGTGCTATTTCCTTATTTTCTCTTTGACCTGTAATATTTTCTATACTTTTTAAAAGCTCTTTAAATCTCCCATATCTATAAAGGTTTGTAGTGCTTATTCCGTCATCTGAAATCATATTGTAATAAAGATTTAAAATATCATTTTTAATCAATTCTGCCTGCTCTTTATATAGCTTTAAAAGTTCTTTTTTCGCCTTCTTAGATTGACTGTTATATGTATTACCGCCTAAACGCTTTTCCCAATATTCCTTATTAGTCATCTAAACCACCGCCGTATATATCAATACTGTTTGCTTCCTTTACCCTTTCAACTTCCTTATCTACATCGGTGACAAAAGGAATTTGACTTAGTAATGTTTCATCAGAAACAAGATTTCTTAATTGATTTATTGTTTGAGCTGTTTCAAGAACATTTTCAGGAAGGTTAATAGTAAATATAATTTTTATATCATCAGGTACAGTAAGGCTTTTTATTTCCATATATTCAAATATTAATTTATTTCTTTGTCTTATGGATTTTTTAAACTTTCTTTGTTTATTTGAAATATTGTTAAGAGTTCCTAAAAGTTTGTATCTCATAGCAACACCGCTAACATTATTAGCAAAGTTATTATCCGACATATCAGGTGTAAAGCTAAGTTTATGAATATCAGATACAATTCTGTTTTTTATTTCTTCATTGTTAGAGCTTTGTTTTAATATGAATTGTGGGTTTAAGTTTTCACCATAAAAAACCCTGCTTTCTTTCATTTTTTTAATATCTTCTGTATCAACATAATCTGTATTAAAAAACAAATAAGCATTATTAAAATAGTCCTGCTCGTTTATTGTGTCGCTTTCTATATAGTCATAAGCGTCAATAAGACTTACAATATTCTCAAAGTCCCCTCGTCTAATATCGTTGTTTTCATATATCACAATAGGAATATCAGTAAATATATTTGCTGTTTCTTCAATCAAAGAACCGTTTCTGTATTTTCTTATACTTTCTTTATTGTAAATTTCAACATAATTAGTTTGAATATTGTCTACTGTTGTAACTGTCCAAAATCTAACAGCATATATAAGATTTTTTTCAATACTGTTTGAATAAATAAGAACAACTTCTTTGTTGTCGAAAGTATGAAACTTTAATACTCCTTCTTTATCTAAATATAAAAGCTGTATTCCATAGCCATATTCTGCACAGGCTGTGGCTATTTTTATGTTTTCTCCTTCTTCATCAGCTGTATTAAGTATGTTTAAATACTCTGTAATATCCTTTGTATCACTTGAATAAGTTACAGGAGAACCAAGAAATACAGCTGTATTTGTTGTTACTATATAATCAGCGAAAGAATGATACAGTTTATTGTTGGGTTTAGATTTATCATCAAAAGTTCTCATTCTTATTTTTTGATTTTTGTTTTTATAGTAATCATCAAGTTTTTTCAATCGGTTAAGCTCACTACTACAAAAAGCCTTTATATAATAATCAGCGTCAGAATAATTTATACTTTTATCCTCATCAATGTAATACACTCTTTCACCTCCTTATAAGCCGAAAAGTGTTTTGTCTATTTGCCCCATACCTTTTCTTTTGTCTACAATCTGTATTGCATATCTTAAAGCGTCCATAAAATGATTAAATGTATCTATGGGCTTATTAATATACTCATTTGTGTTTTTGTCTTTCTGCCAAGTATAATTTTCAAACTCTGTTTTTGTTTTAGGGCATTTTGAATGGACATATATTTTATAGTTCTGTAATTTTTGTATGCCATAATTAATACTGTCTTGACCTTTTTCACAGGCTTTTATTTTTCTAACTCCTGCTCTTTTAATTTCTTCAATACTCTTTTTCTCTGCACTATCTGCAATTATTATGTTTTTTCCATAGCCTTTTGCTATTATGATATTTGCTATCTCCTCATTAACAAGACCTGTGTCACCGTATTCATCTATTACATACAATTCTTTATTATTTGTATCTACCAAAGCCACAATAAAAGCTGTTGTGTCATTTACAAAACCAAAATCAAGACCTGCTATTGTAATGAAACGCTTTTCTTTTATAAGTCCATTTATATCAAAGTCAATAAACTCAACATTTGTATATACTCTCTTATCCAAAGAAGCAAACTTCCCAAGGGCATATATACAGTAATAAGCGTAGTTTGTTTTTTTCATATTATTTAGAGTCTCAATATAACTATCAGGAAGAAATTTATTATCTTTATATGTGGTATGAAGTATAAAAGCATTGTTTTTATTTTCCTTAAAAAAATTTAAGTAACACCAATTAGCTTTACTTATAGGATTAAAACTTAATATTATTTGTAAATTGGGTGAATTTGCTCTTAATCTTAAGTCAAGCTGTGTATAGTCATTAACATTAAGCTCTGTTGCTTCCTCAATCCATATATCAGTAATATCTGTTATTGATTTAATTTTTTCAGGGTCATCAATACCACTACAAAGAAAAAAACTTCCATTGGGTAATTTAACAGTTAAATTAGTTTCATTGACTTTACAACGCTTAAGTATTCCCATATCACTAAGTATTGATTTAATAAGAGAAAAGCAACTTTCCCTTAATGTTCTTTGTACTTTCCTTACAACTAATATTTTTCTTTTACCTTTAAGGGCTTTTAATATAATTTTTTGTGCTATAAATACGCTTTTACCACTGCCAGCTCCACCATAATAAACTTCAACTCTGTTTTTATAACTTCCAACATAAGGCTTATATGTACTATTGATGTTTAAATCAACATTCATCAAAATCACCATTTATATTGATATTTATTGTATTGTCTACATCTCTTAACCTATCATCAAACATTCCCAAGTGTTTTCCTAAAAGCTCCAAGGCTTTTAATTTGTTATACATACCTATTTCCTTTTCAGAACCACTTCCATTTTCTCCACAGTATTCTTTTATCTTTACAGATGATATACAGGCTGTATCTTCTCTTGTTGCTGTTTTTAAAAGTCCGCCATTTTGAAAGTCTAATAAATCAGAAGGATTTACAAAAGCAATCTTTGCCAGTTCTTCAAGAACTCTGTCTTGACTTATGCCAGTTCTTACACTTCTTTTTGCCATAGCCTGTGCAATAGCTTTTTTAATCTCTTTATCTTTCATAAGTCTTGTTGCTGTATCTTTAGCAGATAAAGGAGAATACCCAGCACGTATAGCTGATTGTGTCTGATTAAGGTCAATCAAATATTCCTCAACAAATCTTTTCTTTTTATCTGTCATTTTTGTTTCCCACTTCACCACCTTGTATTTTTATACAGTCTTTTTTACACTTTCTTATATATGTATTTTTATTGATTTTTAAAGTCTTAGAATAAATCAACAAAACATACTTCTTAAATAAAACTTTGTATAATACTGTATATTTGCCTTTATATTGTCTTTTTAACTTTTACATAATACAGATAGTGTCAATTTCATATATAAGCCTTAAAGCCTTTATTTTAGCCTTTTTTAAAAACATTAATTTTTGAATTTCACCTCTACTCAATATGTAAATGTTATTTTTTTAATATTTGAATTTTTTCATAGCCTTATCCTTTTCAGCCTGTTCAATTCCTATATAAATAAGGGTTTCTCTAGGTGTTGAGTGATTAAATATTTTTTGTAGTGTGGCAATATCTCCTGTATTTTTGTAGTAGTGATAGCCAAAAGTTTTCCTCATTGAATGGCAAGCAATATTATCTTCTTCAAATTCAATAGCAACTTCTTTTAATATTTGAAAAGCTCTCTGTCTTGTAATAGGCTTTTTTCGTCCTTCCTTTGTAACTCTTGAAGGTATAATATAATCATCTGGCATCATATTTTTGCAGTACCATTTCAATTCTTTTTTAAGCTCATCACAGATTATAAGTTTTTGAGTTTTACCTGTTTTTCCTTCTTTTAATATAAAATGGCTTTTACCTGTAACATCTTTAGCTTTTAACTTAAGTATGTCAGATACTCTAAGACCGCTATAAATACCCAGCATAAAAAGAATGAAGTTTCTTTCATTTGTAAGTTTTAAAAACTTGCATATCTCCCTTACTTTTTCCCTTGATTTTATAGGGCTTACACTGTTTATTTCTATCACCTACCTTTAAATTTAAAAGGGAGGTTTTCACCTCCCAAGTTGAAAAAAATAATTAAGGAGTTTTTATGGCAATTAATACCATTGAATGAGAACTGGCTTTGTTCCTCACTCAAGAAGGAATATATCATACCTAAAACGAACAAAACGAACAACTTTTATTTTTTTTGCAAAATAAAAAAAGCCCTTTAACAGGACTTTTTAATATTATTTTTATGAAAAAATCTTTTTGCAGTCATTCTTATACTATCCCTTGTATTATATCCCCCCATTTTTCTTGCTGTTCTCTCCCAGCTCATACCGTCTACATATTTATATCTTATTATTTGTCTTATAAAACTGTCAGGAATTGCACTTATATAATTTTCAATCTCAACTGTTTTTTTAATAAGTTTCTGTTCTAGGTCTGTAAGCCTGTCTATATATTCCGCTCTTAAGACTTGCTTTTCAATATATGTATTTGTATCAGCTGATATAATACCGTCATTTCTCATTTTATTTACTTCATTTTTAAGGTGAAAAATCCTTTTTTTAATATCTTCTGTTTCCTTTTTAAGATTTACATACTGTCTTAGTGTTTTCTCGTCCATTTAATACCTCTTTATTTTATTAAAAATTAAATTTGTAAAATTTCATCAATTTTCTTATTATATTTACTCCATTCTTTTTCTTTCTTTTGTAATTTTTTGTTTAAATCCTTCAATTCTCTTTCTAGTTTAACACCTTTATTTAAAACGTCTTTAGGTATATCAATTATAGAAATATTATCGTAAGGCTTTAAAAACTCTATATATGCAGAAAGAGTTTCCGAATATCTTGCAAATAATTCTTTATGTTCCTTCGAATTTTTTTGAATTCGATAAAACAATATATCCTTTTCAAATCCTTTTAGTTTAGAAGCTAATTTCCATTCATGAAGTTCAATCCAATATATTAGTTCTTCTTTTGTTGCTTCTTCCAATTTCATTTTTTCTCCCCTTCTAGTATTTTTAAGTATTCATATAGTGCATATATTATAGTTAAATCTAATGTAGATATTTGTTGTGGCTCGTGCTCTTTTCGATAATTATATTTATATATTTCAGCTTTTAACGCAAATCCTATTTTCATAGGTTCTAGACAACTCGGTTTTTTATTATCAGGTTCAGGAATTTTAATTATCATACTATTATCTATCAATCTATCTTCTTTAAAATCATAATTAGTCATAAGCTACTTAAAGGCTTTTAAATATTCTTTTTTTGTAATAATTTTATAAAAAAAGTTATTAAAAATAGTTTTTTCTATAGCTTCTATTTTCTCGGCAACACTTACTTTTCTAGAATTTATATTACAGAAAATTTCTAAAGCTTCTAAATCTTTCATTTTTTGCTACCTCCTACACAAAATCAAGTCTATAATTCTTTTCTTTTTCATTTTTGATATTTATAATATTTTCTCGGCTCATCTCTGCAATTCTTCCACCAACAGCCACATCAATATTAAATATTTCTGAAATATTTTTCTCTGTTGAAATTATTGTCATTTTATTGTTTATGTATCTGAAATTTAATATTTCCATAGCAATTCTAACATCAGCACTTGAAGGAATTTCGTTTCTATCAGTCTTAAACAAGTCATCAATATATAAAACTTCAATACTTTTAAGAGTTTCTCTCAAGTTTTCACCTTCTTCATCAAACTTTTTCAGTTTATACACATCATCAAGCCAAAGCATATATTTGACATTATGACCTGTTTTTATAAGCTCTCTACATATGCCAGTACAGATATGAGTTTTTCCTGCTCCGCTCTGTCCTGCTATAAAGAACCAACCTCTTTTATTTTCTAAAAACTCATAGGCTGATTTTTTAATTTTGCCTTGCCACTCACTGGATACCTTATAATTATCAAGTGAATATTTTTTAAGTATAGCTGAAAGACCGCTTTTGTTTGCTTTATTCATATTATTTCTTAAAGGCATACAGGAACAATCAACATATCTAACAGCACCGTCAATTATTTCAGCTGTCCAACCTCTATTATTGCATTTTGTACAGTTATAGCCGTCATTTAATAAATTCTTAACTCTGCTGTTTGTTCTGTCACACTCAGCTTGCAACAGCTTAGTAAGTCTGTCCGATGTATCCATATTCTTGTTCATTTCCTTGATTTGTTTCATTTTCTCCTGTATATCCATAGTTTGAAACCTCCTTCTTTAGTGGAAAAATACCTGTCCAACCATTAACCATAGACTGTTCAAGTATCTTAATTCTATTTTCAACAGATACAGGTTCAAGTTTTTCAAGTTTACTTACAATCAATTTTAAACCGTGTTCAGTTAAAGGCTTTTTAAGTGCTTTTCTATGGTCTGTAAAATCAACAAGGGCTTGTTCAAAAGGCGAAAGTTCTTTTTCTTTTTTATTATTTTTCTTTTTAATATTGTTTTGTTTAAGCTCGTCTTGTTTATTAATAGTCCCTTTCTGTGGTTCTGTCTGTGTCCCTATTTGTGTTCCCTTTTGTGGTTCTGTTTGTGTTTCTTTAAGAACCACAAAAGAATTCATTTTATATATAGCAGACTTATTTCCTGTTCTACTTATAAAGTCTATAAGACCTGCTTGTTTTAAATTATTTCTGGCATTAATTATGGCTTTCTTTTGTAAACCTGTCTTAATTTCAAGCACCGCAATAGCTACTGTAAAATTATCCTGCCACCCTGTTTTATTTGCTATGTGCATTAATGCGTGCCACAAAACAATACCAGCAGTAGACAGTTGATTTACTTCCAGCCAATCGTAAAATGCTTTAATTTCCAAGATATAATTCAATGCCCTATACCTCCTGCAATATTAAATTTTTAAATAAAAACTGCAATATAAAATAAAACAATTAATACAACTGTAAATATACAAAAAATGTATCTTAAAGCCTTATACATTTTTAAACTTGTCTCTGAAACTTCATCTAAAAAGTTATTAGAGTCCTTAGCTTTTTCTAATGCTTCATCACTTACTTTCTGTGTATCAAAACATAATTTTTCTAGTTTCAAAAATTTAGTGTGATACTCCTCATTTGTCTTAATAACCACTTTTTCAAGAATTTTATTTCTCACTTTTAAAATATTACATTCCTTTTTAAGCTGTCTTATCTTTTTGTTTTTTCCGTTTGTTCTTGCTCTGTAACCCATTTTTAATTCCTCCATAATAATTAATCTAAGTAAAATCTTTCATTAAAATATTTTCTTGGAACTCGTCCTGCAACTGTAATAAAGCCTTTTTTCTTTAATTCATCATTTAATTGACGTATTATAGCATAGGCTTTACCGTCTGAAATATGTAATATTTCCATAACTTCTTTCACTTGTATGTACTTATCACTAATCATAAAAATTTCACTCCAAACTAAAAAAATCTTTTAAAAACTCAATTTATAATGTATAATATATTTATGTTTGATTTTGTTTTTGCTCCTTTTGGGAACTGCAATTCCCTTAGGGGCTTTTTATTTTCTTCTTTTTCTCTCCCTTCTTTTTTTACTTTCAATATTCTGTTCCATTGTCAACATACCTAAAAAGAACATTGAAACAAAAGAAATAATTAAATCCATTGACATATTAACCACTCCTTATTCAACATTATTTTTTTGTTCCCATTGCCATAATATTTGTAAAACAAGAGAATTTCTTGACATTCCTCTTTTTTGTGCAATATCCTTTAATATTTTTTGCAAATCTTCAGGTACCCTTATTGTCATAATATTAGCCATTTTTTCACCCCCCTCACCATATTTCTAAGTGACATCACTTTTAAAAAAATATATCATACATTCAAAGTGATGTCAACTAGCAATATTGTTTTATCTTCAAAAATATGTAATAATGAAATCATTAAGAAACCATTTTGAAGGAGTGACATATATGGCAACAGATAAAAGAGCTTTTACAATGCGTATGCAACCAAAAAACTTTGAAAAAATAAAATTTATATCAGAACACAATAAACGCTCAATAGCAATGCAAATTGAATATCTTATTGAAAAATGCATTTTGGAATACGAAAAAGAAAATGGAGAAATATTAAATATTCCTAACAATCAAAATATTAAAGAAAATAAAATTGATGATACAATAGAAAAAGAAATTGAAGCCTATCGTCTTGAACTGGAGGCTGAAAGAAAGGTAAAAACATCATCAGTATCAGAAGATACAAAAAGAAAAAACGCTTAAAGAAAAAACATTTAATAAAAAAATAATTTTCAAAGGAGTGTATATACC